CACTTTCATGCCCATATCATAGAGAGTTTTGGAAAGTTTTAATCGTTCACAATTTTTATCTACAAAAGTAGAACCAATAGCGATACCAAGAATTTGTGTTTGAGCTGCACCAGAAACACCAACAGCACAAAGGTCATTATTAATGGATGTGATATTTGGTGCCACTGCTGTTGGGGGTGGTGATTTTATGGTTGTGGTACTGTTAGAAGTGGAATCACTGGTACTTCTAGTTGTAGAATCGGTTACGATAGGGTCAGCAAATACGTTGCCAACAAATAACATTACTGTTATAATTGGTAATATCTTACTTTTTAACATTTATTTTTGATAAAGGTTGTCCTCTACCATCCTCTGTTAGTTTTGTTATTGGGGGATAATAAAGAATACCGAATGTCAGATTGACACGGAAGAATAAAACAGATATAATTTCATTTCAACTACATACTTATTTATGCCATGGAGATAATAAATGAAGATTTTGACATTAAAGTTAGTGACCGGTGAAGAAGTTTTGGGTGAAATTGAATCGGAATCGGAGACAGAATTCGTGTTGGTCAATGCTGTTGGTATTGCTATTGTCCGTGATCCAAAGACTGGTCAACCCAATGTTGGTTTTGCACCATTTCCCATTCATGCCGAACAAAAGACTGGTGCCACGGTTGCCTTGAACAAGAAGAATGTAGTATACTCCTATGTTCCAGCCGAAGATTTTATCAATAATTACAATCAAATTTTTGGATCTGGAATTGTTCTTCCTCCAACCAAAACACTAATTACAGGTTAATGAGTTCTTTTTATACTAATGTTCAGAGTATCGGTGGTAACATACTCTATCGTGGCATTCAAAACGGCAAGAAAGTAAAAGCAAAGGTAGATTATACACCTTCTCTTTTCTTGCCATCCAAAAAAATCACCAACTTTACAAATCTAGAAGGTGATTATCTAGACGAAAAGAAGTTTCAAAATATCAAGGCTGCCAGAGATTACATCAAGCAATTTGAGGGTGTTTCTGGTGCATCCAAGATTTATGGCCAAACTCGGTTCGAATATGCCTTTATTGCCGATCAACATCATGGTATGGTTGACTATGACTTTGATAAAATCGCAATCGCTGTAATCGATATCGAGGTTGGCTCAGAGAATGGCTTTCCTGATCCATACGAAGCAAACGAACCCATCACAGCAATTTGTATAAAATTTCTTAATGGTCAACCAATCGTTTTTGGTTGTGGTGCTTATGAAGTTCAAGAAGGTGAAATCTATATTCGATGTAAAGATGAATATAATCTTTGCAAGAAATTTCTTGAATTCTGGAAAGACAAATATCCTGATATCGTTACTGGTTGGAATACAAAGTTCTTTGATATACCATATCTTATCAATCGATTCAAAAAAATTCTTGGTGAAGATGAATCCAAGAAATTATCACCATGGAATTATATCACAGAACGTAAGGCATATGTAAACAACCGACAATTGACTGATTATACACTTGTTGGTTTATCATCACTCGATTATATTGAACTATACAAATGGTACGCACCTGGTGGTAAATCACAAGAATCATATCGTTTGGATAATATTGCTCAAGTAGAACTTGGTGAAGGCAAACTAGACTATGATGAGTATGATAATCTTCATGCTCTATATCGTTTGAACTTCCAAAAATTCATTGAGTATAACATTCGAGATGTGGATTTGATTCTCAAATTAGAAGATAAATTGAAACTGCTTGAATTGGCAGTTACTCTTGCATACGACACCAAATCAAACTTTGAAGATGTATTTGCACAGACAAGAATGTGGGACGCACTTACTTGTATCCACATTTGATGATGCAATATAACATTTCACCAGAAACTCTCATAGAACCCGAAAACTATACAGACGCCATGCGTGATATACTTTCACAAGGTGTTTCTGTTGATAGAATGTTGAAGAAAGAAATAGACACATCGAAACTAGAAGGTGCAACAATCACACCAAATGGTCAATTCTTCCGTACCGACTTTCAAGGCTTTCTACCTAAGATGATGGAAGAAATGTATGAAGATAGAAAGAAGTTTAAGAAGTTGATGCTTCAAGCAAAACAGGAGTATGAAAATGAAACGGATAGCTCGAAGAAGTATGAAATTGAAAAACGAATTGCCAAATATAACAACATACAGTTGGCTAAGAAAGTATCACTTAATAGTGCTTACGGTGCTCTCGGTTCTCAATACTTTCGCTTTTATGACCTGCGCATGGCTCTTGGCGTCACTACTGCGGGGCAATTAAGTATTCGGTGGATAGAAAACAAAATCAATGAATGGATGAATAAATTATTAAAAACGGAGAAAGATTATGTTATTGCGAGTGATACTGATTCCATTTATCTTAATCTTGGTCCTCTTGTTGAGAATGTCGTTAAAACACCGATGGAAACTATTAAAGTTATCTCCATCATGGATAGAATCTGTGAAGATAAAATTCAACCATACATTGATAGAAGTTACAAAGAGTTGGCTGACTACGTTAACGCATATCAGCAGAAGATGGAAATGAAACGAGAAGGCCTGTCCAACAAAGGTATCTGGACTGCCAAGAAACGATACATTCTAAATGTGTATAATAATGAAGGTGTGCAATATAAAGAACCACAGATGAAAGTCATGGGTCTTGAGATGATTAAATCATCTACACCATCAGCCATTCGTGAGAAGATGAAAGAAGCAATTCAATTGATGGTGAACGGCACACAAGATGATATTCACAAGTTTATTGATAACTTTAGAAAAGAATTTAAAACATTACCCGTGGAAGAGATTTCTTTTCCATCCACGTCAAAGGTGCTATTCTTTATAACCACAATCTAAAACAAAAAAATCTAACTAAAAAATATCCACTCATTCAAGAAGGTGAAAAAGTTAAATTCACCTATCTAAAGATGCCTAATCCATTTAAAGATACTGTGATTTCGTATCCATCTCGATTACCAAAAGAGTTTGAACTACAACAGTATATCGATTACGATATGCAATTCGAAAAAGCATTCTTAGAACCAATTAAAGTAATTCTCGATTGTATGGGTTGGAAAACAGAGAAAACTAATTCAATAGAGGACTTCTTCTCATGATATTAATTATATTAACATTACTATCAGCATTATTACTATCTGGTATTGCAGCCTATTATTCTATCATTGGTTTGGCAGCAATTTTTACTGGTGCATTCTGGCCAATCGTTTTTATGGGTTCTGTTCTTGAAGCCAGTAAGTTGGTCACCGCATCATGGTTATATCGAAATTGGAAAACTTGTCCAAGATTATTAAAATATTACTTAACATCTTCTGTGGTAATATTAATGATAATCACAAGTATGGGTATTTTTGGATTTTTATCTAAAGCACACATTGATTCCACTTTAGAAGCCGGTGCAAATTCTGTTGAAATACGAACACTCAATCAACAAGAAAAGATTGTTAAAGAACGATTAGATTATTTACTGAAACGTGCTGGTAATCCAGAAACAGCATCAGCCAATGTTGACCGACAAATTCAACAAACACAAAAAGAACTGGCAGAAATCAATAAGAAAAAACTACCACTTCTTAAAGAAGAAAACAAATTAATTGCCGAAGTAGGACCCATCAAATATATTGGTGATATGATATATGGCACCGAAGATGCCAATGCCATTGATAAGGCAGTTCGTTTGGTAATATTGTTAATAATGGTTGTATTTGACCCGCTAGCTGTGTTATTATTAATAGCAGCAAATATGTCTTTACAACAAAGAAATGGTATTGTAGTAAAAAAAGATGAAATTGTTGGTATAGTACCAGATATTCCAGTCTTTACTGAAAAGAAAGAAGTTGAAGAAGAAAAGGTTGAAATACCCAAAGACAATATAGTTCAAATCGAGGAAAAGCAGGAAGAAAAAATTGTAATTGATGAAGCTTCAGGTGAAACTATACCTCCTTTAGTTGTTCATCAAGCACCAGGCATCTATACAGAACACCATCAGATTGATGAACCAGCTAAAAAGTTAGAGCCTAAGTATGATTATGAAGAAGAATTTGCCTTCAAAGAAAAAGAAGAAAAGGCAAAGAAAGACAAGCAAATTAAATTAGATGGTGGTGACTTTTAAAAAGGAAAATTATGAGTATACTTGATAAGATTAAGAAGAACAGTAGCATTAAAGAATCAGCAATTCTTTCAAAGTCTAAGTTCTTTACTGACAAAGATATGATACCAACGGCAATTCCCATTATCAATGTGGCCTTGTCTGGTCGTTTGGATGGTGGTTTAACACCAGGTCTTACAATGTGGGCCGGTCCATCTAAACATTTTAAAACAGCCTTTAGTTTACTGATGGCAAAATCTTATTTGGACAAATATGAAGATGCGGCTCTTTTATTCTACGATAGTGAGTTTGGTACTCCTCAAAGCTATTTTGACAGTTTCGGCATCGATACTGAGCGTGTATTGCACACTCCCCTTACAGATATCGAACAGCTCAAATTCGACATTATGCAGCAGCTTACGAACCTTGATAGGGGTGACCGATTAATTATTGTAATCGATTCTATCGGTAATCTGGCTTCTAAGAAAGAAGTTGAAGATGCACTTGAAGGTAAATCGGTTGCTGATATGTCCCGTGCTAAACAAGGTAAAAGTTTGTTTCGTATGGTGACACCACATCTCACGATGAAAGATGTGCCAATGATTGTTGTAAATCATACTTATAAAGAAATTGGTATGTTCCCTAAAGATATCGTTGGTGGTGGTACAGGTTCATATTACTCTGCCGATAATATTTTCATTATTGGTCGCCAACAAGAAAAAGAAGGCACAGAAGTTGTTGGTTACAATTTTATAATGAATGTTGAAAAATCCCGTTATGTTAAAGAAAAATCTAAAATTCCCGTTACTGTATCTTTTGATGGTGGTATTAGTAGGTGGAGCGGCCTACTTGATATTGCACTTGAGTCCGGACATGTTGTTAAACCATCCAATGGTTGGTATTCGTCCGTAGATGCTGATGGTGTAGTATCAGATAAAAAATATCGTATCAAAGAAGTTGACACTAAAGAATTCTGGTTACCAATTTTAAAGCAGAAATCATTTCAAGATTTCATTAAGAACAAATATCAAATTGCTGCTGGTAGTATTATGCAAGAAGATGTTGAAGAAGCTTTTGAAGTTGAAACTATGAATGGAACTGAAGATGAGTAATGAAGAAGCTAAAGTAAAACATAGCAAACGAATTTACCAAAAAAAGAATACAGTAGAAAAAAAAGTTAAGTTGGCCAAAGCTTACAAATGGACTGACGCACTAAAGCAACCACATAGGTATCTAAAGTGTTCTTTGTTTAGTTGTGGTAATAAACATTGTATTTTCTGTGGCAATCCAAGAAAAATTTGGAAAGAAGATACGATACAAGAGAAACGTCAAAAACAAAAGGTGAATGATGATTGAGGGAATAGATTACTGTTTCATTTATCCAAAAAATGATGAAACTGCGGTACATATTAAATTCTTAGAGGGACCATATAAGAATACCGTATTCAAATATGGTAAGGTAAAATTTAAAGAAGAAGATCAGCAAGTGTATTTACTTTTTGCCTATGATGTGATAGAATCTCCAGTAGAAAAGCCAAAGAAGTTGGAAAAAGATACCGACTTTAAAAACTATATTGGCAATTTATTAGTAGAAATTATGGGTAGTAACATTGAACAGGAAATAGTGGATGAAGCTGGAACAAACGATATTAAAGAATCTAATTTACAATGAAGATTACTTACGAAAAGTATTACCATTTCTAAAGACTGAGTATTTTTCGGATAGTGTTGAAAGAACTTTATTTAATGAGATTACATCCTTCACAGAATCTTACAATAGCACACCAACTATTGAAGCGCTCTCGATTGCCATCAAAGACAAAAGAAATCTTACAGCTGACGAAGTTCAGAAAGCAGAAGAATATCTGGAAGAAATTGCAAAACATAAAGAAGAAACTTCCGAGATACAATGGCTTGTTGATAAATCAGAAAAATTCTGCCAAGAAAAAGCCATTTACAACGCTGTATTGGGGAGTATCTCCATTCTGGACGGGAAAGATAAAAATCACGACAAAGGACAAATTCCCAAGATTTTGTCCGATGCTCTTGCAGTAAGTTTCGATAACTCAGTAGGTCACGACTATTTACAGGACTCAGATGCTCGATATGAATTCTATCACAGAAAAGAGGAAAGAATACCTTTCGACTTGGACTACTTTAACAAAATCACAAAAGGCGGCCTACCTGCTAAGACACTCAATGTCGCTCTTGCTGGCACTGGTGTTGGCAAATCTCTTTTTATGTGTCATGTGGCTGCTGGCTGTATGGTTCAAGGCAAAAATGTTCTTTACATCACTTTGGAAATGAGTGAAGAAAAGATTGCAGAACGAATTGACGCTAATCTATTGAATGTAACCATTGATGATTTGATGGACTTGCCAAAAGATATGTATGATAAGAAAGTGGCAAGAGTTCGTGAAAAGACTACAGGCAAATTAATCATCA